AACATCATATTCTGTTCTTTGAATTCTCTCATATCACCAAGGAATGATGGTTGGTCTTTAAAGTAGACACCTTGAATATCTCCGAAGGTGTTTATTTTAATACCCAACTTTCTATACCCAGCTTGTTTGGCTACAAACTTATCACAATAATGTTCTTCATTCAAATATAGAAAAGTATCTTCATCATATAATTTTAATGTTTCTACTATAGCTTCCGGTTGATTAAAGGCTATTCGGTCAACAACCCTATCACCCTTCTCTATTGTAGCAATAGGTATATCATATGCTGAATACATATTGATTTTAGATTTAGCCTTGAGTACTCTACTTTGTATAGCCCATTCATAACCATATTGATATTGGGTTACATCAATTGCCGCAGCTATCTTATTCTTTTTCATCTCCAAAAACGGAGACAAACACCGCTTGTTATAACCTTTCCAAGTTTCCTCTAACTTGAGAAGTTCATCTAACTCTATTCCTTTCTGCCAATCTTTCATATCACCCACCTTCAATAGGAGGCATAATAACTACTTCATCATCTTCAGCTATCGGTTGAAACCATGCATCAGAATACATCGTACCATTAATAGCCACATTGCAATTATCCCATCCTCCATGAGTTTCCATAATTACATTGGGATAAGCACTATCTAAAGCTTTAAGTAACTGCTTGATATTAGTTGGCCCGTTTATCTCAACTTCTCTTTTGCCTGTTAAGGTCGCAAAATCGCCTGTTAATTTTACTTTCAACTCTGAAAGGCCTTTAAATCTCTCGCCAGCTGCCCAGGGAACCCAACCCAAGAGTCTATCAATTCTTTTTGCAATTGTTCATGCATCCATTTTTGAGTTGATTGATTTATCTTTCCTTCACCCCAATGAACAATTGTTTTAGAAACAATCTCCTTATATATTTTTCTTACTTCCCAAAATCTTTCGTAAGTACCAACATTGGTTCTACGAATCCAGTTATCCATTTCATCAGGATCATTTACATTAGGAGCTTCCAAATGACAATCAGGACAAAGGAGCCGGTAATTAGAAGGAGTATCTTCCCCACCTAAAGCGTCAGGTATTACATGGCACTTTTCCGTATATCTTTCATAGCCACATCTCCAACAATGTGTATCCATTTCTGAAGCATCTACACCATAATAAAGCTCACAAATATTGGTCATAGCCCATTCAACAATTTGTTTTTTAGTAACTTTCATTTTTCAAATATAAAAATCGGTTCGTACTTAGGTGAACCTGTTTGTGATGATAGTTGTAAATACCAAGTATCAATATGTTTATAGTGAATCTGTTTTGCTATGCGGACAGTTTCTTCTTCAAAATTCTTTATGCGTCTGGTATTCGCAACATTCAATGCCAATATACCACCAGCCTTCAAACCATAATGACACTTATCAATTGTGTGCCATAAGAATCCATCTATCCAATCTTGTACTTCTGGATATTTTTTAAATGATTGTGTTTCTTCCTCTGAATACTTTTCCCAATCAAAATAAGGTGGAGATGTAAAACATAAATCTATGCTATTCTTCTCCGGCCAAAATTCTTCGCTGCCTATTTGGTGTAATTCTATCGTTCTGTTTTTACTTCCCCACTCATCCCTTATAACTTCTAATCCTTTAAAGGTTTCTGTACAAGGATCTGTACCAATATAATTTACATCAGCAGCAATCGAACCTAATAGTCTACCACCATACCCACAACTCATGTCCCATGTTGTGCCGGCCTTACCACCAAACAGAGGAGTTGCTTTCTCTAAAAATTTATCATAGATTGTTGCTGCAGCAGTAGGTCTAAAATTTGAAACTGCTTGTGTACCAGAATATCTACGGAGTAACGATCTCATATCTGAGGCAGTTATATTATGATGTTCTTTCTGATCCCAGAAAGTTCCAGTCAAAAGTTTTTTAATACCAAGTTTAAAATGCTTCTCATCATTCCAAATTTCTACAGGAGTTTTCATTGTACCACACTTGATACCCCAATGATGTGGCATATAACTCCATGCCAGAGCCAACCCATGAGGACTAGCTCCTATAGCTTTATTTTTTGGCTTGAGTAATGTTGACCTACCAAATTTAAGTAGTTTTGTAAACTCTTTCTTTCGCCAATTATAATCAGTAGGATAATGTGGAAAGCCTTTTTCTTTCCAATCATCATACACATCATCTATTAACTTATCTGTTATTTGAATTGGCATTCTGTCATTATCTCGGTCAAGCACGCCAACAAATTTACTTCAGGATCCGCCACAAATGCAGAATAGTATTGATACTTACCTAACACTAATACGGCTGCAGGAATACTTGAAGGCTCCATAAACTCATATAATTTTTCATATATTTTTCTGAATACTTTAACTGGATCATTATCTATATTATCAACAACCCATTTACGAACCTTACTGAACTCTTTATTTTTTAAATGCGTCATCAACTCTTTCATGTTGACTTCAGCAATATTTACTAGAACACCAGAATCAATTGTACCACTAACACTGTATCTCTGTAACTCATTCAACACTCTCCGCCAATCAGGAAAATGTTTCATAATCAATTCAGCTACTACTGGTTCTTCAAAGCCTATGCCTTCTGATTTTAAAATATCTTCCACTCTTGTCATAAACTGAGAAGCAAGAATAGCTTTGTTCCCATTAATCTTAAACTCTATTACAGCACAACGAGAATGTAATGGCTCTATAATTCTATTCTTAAAATTACAGGTAAAAATAAACCGGCAGTTTTTATGGAATTCTTCTATGAACCCACGCAATGCCGGTTGTGTTGATTGTGGATTTAAATAATCAGCTTCATCAAGAATGACTACCTTTCTACCACCCTGTAATGATACAGTTGATGCAAATGTTTTAATTTTGTTTCTTAATACATCTATACCAGATTCTTCTGAACCATTAATCAGAATATAATCTGCATGAAGTTCCTCACACACGGCTCTCGCCACTGTAGTTTTTCCAACACCTGAACCACCAGCCAAAAGGAGATTGGGTATCTCCTTTTGTCCAATAAATTCTAAAAATGTATTTTTGATTGATTCAGGAAGAATACAATCAGTGATTTTTCTTGGGCGGTATTTCTCCACCCACAGGAATGTTTCCCTCGTCATAATATTGTTTTACTCCACACCAAGGACAAAACCATTTACGATTTTCTACCCCATAAAAATTTTCCATAGCAATACTCCACCACCCATGACATTCATCACAACTAAAGTGATAGAGGATTTCTATGCTCATAACCTTCCATATTTATATACTCAACTTCTAATTCAAGCTTTTCTATAATATCTTCTATAGAAATGCCTAATTTAAGCAACGCACCAATCAAATCTATAGTCATAAATTAATCACTGGGTTGTTCTAAAGCAATCCAATAAACAACTTTTTTATTAACAGCTTTCCAACAAGAAACTAGCGCTTCTGTTGAAACTGTTACAGAATAATCATCTGGCATAATTTTTAAATTTTCAATTTTAAAATCAAATTGAAATGCACCTTCAGTACTTCCAGTATTATCAAAACTCTCTTGAAACATATTAGATGTACTATTCTTTTTATCAGTAACTGTCATTGTAACACCCTGTGATGTTCCTGTAAAAATAATATCAGGCAATTGCATTACCGCAGACGCCTTTTGAACCTTTGTCATAGAAGCTTTTGTTACTGCAAACTCTACATCGGTTTCAGGTTCATTAAAATTATCTGGCGGCGTTACTAAAATAGACGGATCTGAATAAAAATATGAAATCTTTGTTGACCCACCATTAACTGTTAAATAACTGTCATGATTAAATTCTAATTCTGGATCTTGTGCTAATGTCAACACCCCCAAAAACTCCGACAGATCATATATACCAAATTCTCTTGGCATTATTTCATTAACATTAACTTCTGCTAAAATATTTTTCATTGTTGACATGGTGCGAAGCTGACTTCCTTTCTTCACCAAAAGATTTTGATTAATGTTTGAAAAATTCTTCAATACATCAATCGTTTCATTACTTAACTTCATTTTCACTCTCCGTATCATTTATATGTAACATGATTATTCCATAATGTAAAATTTTCATAAGGTCGGCACGATTCTTACCACCCTTACGTCCATATCGTTGGGCATACTTTAAAATATTGCCCATGCAAAAGCCTTCACCATGGCCACATTCTTCTATGAATTCCATAGCCTGATGTTTATTTTTTGAGTAATGGCTTGCATATGTTGCTTCAATGTATTCCCGCAACTCCGGTAAAGTTTTATCTTCACTAAACCTATAAGGTGGGTCTGGGATTTTTACGACTTTCATAATATAATTATCTCACAATTCTAATCAAATGTCAAGAGTAAATGGGGCGGCATTGCACCGCCCCACATCAAGATTATTAACTAATCTTCAATAGTCGAGGCTTCTTCTCCTCGGGAACAACACGCTCAAGTTCTACTAAGAGCATTCCATTTTTCATCTTAGCGTCGCTTACTACGATGTCATCTGCCAATGTCCACTTACGAGTAAACTGGCGATATGAAATGCCTCGATGCAAAAGTTCACCACCATCTTCGTCCTTCTTTTCTTTTGTACGAACTGTCAGAACACCTTCAGCAACTTCAACTTCAAGATCATCTTTGCTGAGACCAGCAAGGGCGATTTCAATAACGAAATTATAATCTCCATCCCTACGAATATTGTAAGGTGGGAAACCAGTTTGAGGTTGGTTCTGGTGATTTGCATAGTCTTGCAACCTGTCAAAAACTCGGTCGAATCCTACTGCATATGGGGTGAATAAATTTCGATCAAAATGATCGAATACGTTTGCTAATGCTGTGCTTGTAACCATTTTTTGGTCCTCCTATTAAGCAAGGTTTATATATGAAAAATTCCGTAGACATTTCTCACATTTCTATTTATAATAATAACATAGATTTAACACTTTGTCAAGCACTTTTTTTACGTAGCTGTTGGTGATGTATAGTGCCAATCAAACATAGGATCTAGAAATAAATTCTCTAGTTTCTTATATACTTCTTCATCAAAAAAATCTTGAATAACTTGCATTAGAACCACCACCAAAGTATCACTAAAACAAATACCCAAAATGACCAAGTTCTAACTGTATTTGATAGTATAGAAGCATACTTTAATCTAGTCATTTTTCCAGCTTCTAAGTTTAAAACACACGCCCTGATTAATTCATTACGAACAATAGGTGGTAATGTTGGTTCCTTATCACACCAATCCTCAAAGGGCATCATAACTTCTTCTAATTGTTTTGATGAAAAAACTTCTTTATATGCGGTGTGATATACCTTTCTTGGACTCCATTTCTCACAATATGATAATAGCCCAACTAAATCTAGGTCTGATAACGAATGAAAATTTGGTACATAACTCATAATTTTGCCTTAAAGTTGTAATTTACTACTAATCTAGCATTAACATCTGTTTGTGTTATTCCATAATGTTCTGATGATCCATTGAATATTATTAATCTATTAGACTTCTGCTCAACTCTTTCACCATTAATAACTGTAGCTCCATTGTTGGCATTAACATGCAATACTGCCGTTGTATACGAGTAACCTTCATATGTGTAAATAGGATAATCAGTATGCCCACAATGTATCATAGGCTCATTCTGTACTGTATCTAAATTTGCTTTTATTCTTAACAACGAATGTTTATCAAAACTAAAATATTCCATTATAGGCATTATTGTTGGTTCTATAATATCAAAACAAGTTGAAACCATATAATCTCTTTCTTCTTCATTAGACTCTTTTGCCATTTGATTATGTAAGTCATCAACCTCTTGAAAAAAATTATGTATAAACATAAAATCATCCTTAGGAATTTCTGAAGGCCATCGTTGACCAGCTGGCTCTGGGCCGAACATCTGTGTAGGCCATTGCATTGGTGTTGGTATTGATTGTGATAAAAATCCCCATGGAAAAGTATGAACTAATAACTTCTCCTCTAAAGTCTTACACACATTTTCATCAAAAAAATTATCTAGAACTTGCATTTTGTTTCTTTCTTAAACGTAATGATTCCTTCAGTGTTTTTCTAGCCTGTTGTAAATGAAATCTGTTTGCTCTAGTTTGAAAAAGAACTCCATTTAAATGATCTACCTCATGTTGAAGAATTCGTGCTGTCATTCCTCCACATTTTTCCTGTACATCAGATCCTTCTTCAGTTTGCCATTTTATTTCTATCCAATCAGGTCGTTTAACTTTAATAAACAATCCAGGAAAAGTTAAACACCCTTCTATCATATATTCTTCATTAGTAGAATATTCTGTAATTTCTGGATTGAAAAAGACTTGATTAAATTCATCACTATATTGTTCATCTTCCTTCGCCTCAGGATCTCTTGGTTCCCCTATAACGATCATTCTCATATCCCAACCTACTTGTGGAGCCGCCAATCCAAGTCCACCACCTTCAGCTCTCATTCTTTGCAATATCTCTGCAAGTATATAAGGATCAGTTTCCGTGTCATTAAAATCAAACGGCGCTGTTTCTCTTGTTAAAATTGGGTTATCATCTTTTACTAATGCCTGTTCTATCAACTCACTATCCTCGTAAAATTTTGTACTTTCTCAAATTTGATTAAACTATCAAACTTATCTATATTTAAATCTGTTTTATGACTGATTAAAAATATGTTTTCATCACTTAAAGTATTTAATATTTTTAAAAATTCATCTGTTCCATTTACATCTAAACTACTATCGAATATCTCATCCAATACTAACAGATTCGTATTGGTACTATTCTTCATCTTGGCTATCTGTCTCCATGTAAAAAGAAGCGCCAAGTCTATTCGCATCTTCTCACCTTCACTAAAATTTGCATAACTGAATTCATCTCTATATCTAGATCGTATCATTTCATTAAACTCATCATCTAATTCAAACTTAACTTGAAACTCCAATTGATTCAAATAACTATTCACCAACTTATTCATTATTGGAAGATATTGTTTAATGATTTTTGTTTTGATTCCAGAATCCTGAAGTAACTGTTTAGCAATTTTATAATAATTTAATTGCTCTGTAGCCTTATCTCCTTCTTTTTGAAGTTTCTTAAAATCTTCTTTATGTATTTGTAATACAGACTTATCGGCCTCAAGTTCTTTATCTACAGAATGAATCGCATTAATTTGTTCCATTAGTTGTTGATTAAAAGAGTCTATAGATTCTTTTGATGTAACTTTTTTAGCAGCAGTAACTTCTTTTTCTCTAGACTCATTTGATATTTTCTTATACAACTGTTCTCTAGCATACATTTCTACAATCTGACGATCCATCTCCGCAGTAGAACAGGTAGTAGTAATCATTTTATTGGTATTAAGTTTTATAGCCTTTTCTTTAAAATCTTCAGCTATAGGTTGTTCACAAGTAGGACACTCATCATTGTTCTTAAAAAAATCAATCTCTTTTTCAGCCTTATTTATTTTCAAATTCAATTTCCATCGAACATCTTTATAATCTTTAATTTCAGTTTCTAATTTCAAATGTTTAGGTCTAATATCAGTTTCCCATTCAGAAAATTCACCTAAGAGTGTAGAGATATCTACTTGCAAAGTTTCTACTTCCTTATTATTCTTTTCTATCTTCTGTTCTAGCGCAGATAATGAAATCTTACCTTTCTCTTTTGTTTGTGTAATATGTTCTTCTGTTAATTTAATTTTTGTATCTAACACCTGTTGCTCATATGAGATGTCCCTAGATCGTTCTGTAGTTCCTTTTGTTTGATGTTTTAATAAAAAATTCATCAATGAAAAAATCTTGATATCTAAAATTTCTTCTACCACCTCACGACGAGATGCTGCAGTCAATTGCATAAACGGAATAAAAGAGGATGAACCTAACACAACAACCTGTGTAAATGATCTATGATTCAGCTTGAGTATATTATTTTCTAAATGTTTCTGATAATCCCTAGCTGATGCATCTTGATTTAAAAGTTTATCATCAATATAAATCTCAAACCTTGTAGGCTTGATACCTCTTTTAACTAAAAACTTTTTACGACCTATACTAAATAAAACTTCTACAGTGCAATCACGACCATTGACACTATTAACCAATTGATCTTTCTTGATACGTCTAAACGGTTTACCAAACAACCCAAACGTCAATGCATCTAATACAGTAGACTTACCACTACCATTATCACCTATGATAAGTGTAGATGGATGGTTATTTAATACGATTTCTATTGGTGTATTGCCAGTAGATAAAAAATTCTGCCATGTTACAGTTTTAAAAATTATCATAAGTCCGCCGGTACAGATTGCATATCCCGCATTATATTCGTTTCCATTTGTAATACTATATTGCCCGATACTGAAATTCTTTCTACATCAGATTTAAAAGCATAAACATGATGCGGTAGCCAAGAAGGAAACACAACTATATCTCCAGTTTTTGGCATAATAGGATGCCTACAATTTGAAAAAGGTAAATCTAATCCATAATCAAATACTATCATTCCAGCCAAACGACTTGCGGATTTTCCCTCAGCAAATTGGTGTTCTTGTTTAATTTCTTCAGGCACATTTAGATATATTACAAAGGATAAATCTGCATTATGATTGTGTGGAGGATTATATTCTTTAGCTTTCTGATAATTAATCCACAGATCATCACAGTCCCATCCATGGATCCCCGTATCTAGTTCACCACCCTGACTATTATAACTACTTGCGCCGCTAAGATATGTTTGAACATATGGATCCAGTTTAGGTATAAACCATTTTTGAAAATCTTGATAGTAGTATTCATGCTCAATATCTCCAGCTAAATTTTTACGGTGATCTAGATTTTTATCTCTACTTTCATTACCCTTCTCTAAAAGTAAATCTACAAACTCTTGGTCTACTTCACTTTCTATAACAAACGGACCCCAATAAGGAATATAATAACTAATATCATTCATTCTATTTCACTTGCTTCTACATACAAATTTTTTAGAATTCGTTTCAATTTGTTTTTGTTAATAGCTTGGCTTTCAATTTCTTCAACATACCTATCTAATAATGCCATGGTATCTTCTACTTCTTCCATAGATTCATCTGCAATAAAATTAGGATCTAAATCTGAAAAATCCTCTACAATCTTTAACTCATAAAAATTTCCATCATTATAACACCGATCAATAAATCGGTCGAACGTATAGAAATCAGTTTTCTGTATAACAAAAACTTTAACATAACACCCTTCATAAGAAGATATATCATAATTTAACATTTCATCACAAGAATGACCATCATCATAATAAATCTTTTTAAATAACCGATTAGGATTCTGATAAAATTCTAACTCTCTTGTTTCTGTATCAAGAATATGGAAACCTTTCTTACTGTTGTAATCGTTCCATGTAATTTCGTATGGTGCACCCAAGTATCTTATGTGGCCATCGTCCTGTTGTTTATGAAAATGGCCAGAAAATACACGCTCATATCGTTTAAAATATTTTCTATCTATACCATCATCACAATAAACATTATCTAACATCTCTGCACCTTGTAATGGAAGATGTCCCATTACAAAATCAGCTTTGGCCTTTGATATAATTCTCAAACATTCAGCATGCTTATCTGGTGCAATCCAAGGAGTCATGAGAATATCTAAGCCGTCAAAATTTACTACTTCTGGTGTATCCTTATACAGATGTATAGGAAACTCTGCACAAGTTAATTCCATCGAGTTTATATCATTAGTAGATTTAAAATAACAATCGTGATTACCCAACAAAACATGAAGATCAATACCTCTATGCTGTATAGGAGTAAAGAACATATCTTTAGCCAATTTCAAAGTATTAAAATTTGCATACTTACGTCGATCAAAAGTATCACCTAAATCTATAATAGTAGTAACTTCTTCTTGATCTAGAATTGGAAAAAAAGTTTCTTCATAAAATCGTGCTTGAAAAGCACTAAAGGATAAGTTATCGTTTTTACCACCAAAATGTAAATCTGTTATTAACGCTATCTTCATTCAATCTTTATCATCTGAACCAAAACTATATCTATCTATATAATCCAAATATTGACGTTGATAATCATTAGGATTATCATGTGCCTGGGTTATAATCATATCTTCTATATTTGACCGTTTTAGTAAACGATCTTTAATTTTAGATTGTTTCTTTTCCTTTGTTATTCTACGGACAAATGCAAAATAAATGATTTGTGTAAAATACGCAAAGGGATTTTTAGATTTCTCTGGATTAAAATTATCTATATATTGAAGGCAATTCTCAATACCATCTGATATCATTTCATCTCTATATGTGTAATTAATAAAATTTGGACGATAGGATAAATGATTAGCTATCTTTAAAAAACATTCGCCAATATAATTTGTTACCTGTGGTCGAGGTTCATCATTTTCTTCTGCCTCGGCCACCTCTGTCTTCCATTCAACCATCGCCTCTAAAAACTGTTTATTATTTACATAATGAGGCTTCTTTTTTTTATCTACCATTAGAGCTCCTTTCGGAGGACCTTTACTACACAGGTGATTTTACATAATCTCCAAACAACCCAATAATAACCTCAATAGCATCTTCTAGATTATCAAACCGCCATGATGCATTATGTTTTATTAATGGATGGTCCATTAAATATTTATCATCAGAAACTACAATCAATGGTTTTCTTAAACCAATTGCCCAACCAATTTCAATAGTAGTACCATACGATGGACGTCTTTCGTTAAACTCCGCTGGGAGATAAGCTAAGACTAGATCACATGATTCTGTATCTAACCAGTTCTTTGTAGCAATTGCTCTAGGATCTGACCACATCTTTTCAGTCGCACCTTCTTCAGTAAAACGCATACCTTTTTTCAAAGGTTCACATCTCAAAGGGGATATTCCTATAATCCCATGAGGTAGACTTTTTGAGACATCATCTCTCCATTCAGTCGCTTCTTCTTTTGTACACCCCGCAATTGGTCCTGCCAAATATATATACTTCTTCATTTATTAAATGCCTTTTGTTATTAAGACATCTATAAGTATATACTAATTAAAGTTACTTGTCAAGCATAAAAAAATAATAATTAGTACTTGACAATCCTCACCCAATCTTATATATATTGTTGTAGAGCTCTTTAATGAAGTTTAGTCTTATCAAGAGGAAACTGAACAATCTTTTTACCTTCTTCAGTTTCTCTATCAACACCATTCATTATTTCATCTAACTTCTTAATTCTATCTGCCAATTCAGCTTCATCTTTAGGATTATCTTCTTCTTCATCTCTCAGAGATAATTTTTCACATATGTGTTTGTAATAAAATCCAACTTCCGGAGCCAAATTACCCACCGCTATAATTCTAGTTTTAGCAATAGCAAAAGTAGTATCATTAGTGAAATTCATCCAATGTTGCAATCCAGTATGAGTTACCACTTCACCCAACTGTTCATTGAATTGTGGAGTGGCAGATATGGCCATGGGACGTTCTACAACAACCGCATCATTATATTCATGTAAAACTTTACAAATCACATCCTCACCATTATCTAATTTAAGGACCTTAAAGGGACTTGTATCTAGTGTAGGTGTTTCAGGTTGTTCTTCCATATTAGTATTTATGCTTTAGTTAGGCCATTGAAGGGTCTGTTGAATATTCTCGTTATATGGACCTAAAGACTCCTCTAAGTTTTTCCTATCTTTTTCAGCCCACTCCTCTTCTCGTTTTTCTTTATAACTTCGTTCATCCCATTCCTTTATTGATTTGGTTTGTGCTTCGCCTATAGACTCCGCTGGGTTATTTAGTCCTACGAGAGAATCTATTTGATCTACTTTAAAAGTATCTTCACAGGCATTACACACATAACATTGATTTTCACAAGTCATCAATATATGTTCAAGTACCTTACCTTCCGGAGAGTCCCATATCGTATTAGGAATTTTATCCCATGATCTTTCATTGTAAAACTGATCATTAACCCAACCAACAGGACTCCAAAGAGAATAGTGTGATAATTTATTTTCATAAAGTTCTTTAAAAGATTCCGCATATGTAAAAGGTTCTAAATCGGATCTAAAAGATTCTGAATAATAATCTACACCACTATCATAAGAAATACTCGGATGCTTTTTAATTACTTCTGTAGGATACCGCCAGACCATTTTAAAATTCTTTGTTGTTGGTGTATCAGATATTCCAATAGGTGCCATTCCAGCTGAACTACGATCCATTGGCACACTATCAGCTGCAACCAGACCACTACGACCTTCTGACATATATCCATTAGGACCAAGATTATTCGGTCTACCTGTATATTTGAAAATATCGACATGATCAAAATAATATTCTAATACATCTTCAGACATCCATACTAAATTATTATTAAGTCTAGGTAGGTTTTCAGTGTCCTTAGTAGTCCAACGATCTGTTGTCAGTAATCCCCAAGCACCACGATAACTATTACTATTTATTTCCATTGTTTCATGCCAACTATCATGTTCTGGTCTAAATGGACTGTTTGGTAAATAATTATCTGTTACTGTCATAGATGTTTTAACATTATATTTTTCCGCAAGACGTTTGAACTCAGGCAATAAATCTGTGTTTCGATTTACATTACGCCCCAGCTGTATAACATTATAACCGCAATGTGCAAAATCTATAAACTGTTGTGGAGAATCTACATTTTGAAAAACAGAACTTTTCCATATCATTTCAGGAAACTTTTTCTGTAATACTCCAGTAGCCATCAAATGTACAAAACTCAAAGTACACCTTCTTAAACCTCTTTCGTAATATTCTCCTAACCAATTTATAAATTGATGCAACATTTGATTTTCAGCCATTAAATCTGGTGGCTGTACTATTGAATTTAGTGTCAATGAAATAGGAACATTTAATTCATCTTGAATTTTAAACAGATCATCTAGATGCTTATCATCTGATATATAAACTCCCATAGCATTACCATATCGTAAATCTTGATCCAATCTTAACCTGTTTCCAACAAACATTGCTCCAAAATAAACATCACTTATCTCGAATTTATAATCTTCAGATGAGTTTTTTATTAAAGTATAAAACTCTCGTTCAGATGATGCTTCCGAATCATAGTGTGGTATTGAAAATCTTTTCTCAAAATTCATATTATTATCCTTTTAATTTCACTGGAAGAATTTCATAATCAAATTCTTCCATATTGTATAGTTCTATTCTAGCACCAAAATGCTTTAAAGTAAAGTTCTGTTTATTATTATAACTTAAATCATCGCTAATGTCAAACACTTTTAACCCTTCTTTATTTTCAGAAGTTCTCAGCCCTCGACCTATAGATTGCAAAACTTTAATCTGTGATTTATATGGACTAGCAAACACTATATTATGTAACCTTCTGATATTTATTCCCATTGAAAAGGTACCATAACTAGCAACTACAATACAATTATTATTTTGTTCTACTATAGCCCTAACCTGTTCTCTTTCTTCAGTAGGTGTCGCACCATATACCAGATGTGGATTTTTACCAACACACCTATCTATAATCATTAAACTTAAAGGTACTAATTGTTTCTCTATATATTGTGCTAACACAAGTGTATTACCTTCCAGGGTATCTACAAGTTTTGTTATAAATAAATTTCTTAATCTGTGAGTAGAGAGATATTCCATCTCCTCTTGATATGTTCTATTCACCCTATTAGCTTTAACGTGATCCAAAACTATACAAGAAATGTGTAAATTTGATAATTGTTTAGCTTGTATAAGTTTAGTTGTTGTTGTTACTTTCTTACATTTTGCAAACAATCCTTCTAGAACTAATTGATGAACTTCTGTCCCATCTAGTGTTCCAGTAGTACCTACACGATATTGACAATCATGCAATTTTGTCATTATACCTGTCAATGATTTTGCTTTAGCTAAATGACACTCATCAACAAATACAGCACCAAATTGGCTAAAATATTGTCTTGGCATCTTATAAATTGATTGCCATGTTGATATAATAACTTCTTTTGGAGTATTCTTATCGTATCCAGAATATAGTCTATGACAGTGCTCATCAGGAAACCATCCGTAGTCAGCAAAGTCTGTATACATTTGTTCTACTAGTGATGTAGTTGGAACTACTACTAGAACCTTCCTATCGGGCATCAGATCGACATAGTACCGAATCAATGCATATATGACAAATGATTTACCAGAACCAGTAGGAGAAAGAATAAGTCCCCTATCATTATTGATGATATGATGTATCGCATCTAATTGATAATCTCGTACTTTTAAACTCTTAGATATTTTATTAACAAACTTTTTAACTAAATCTTTTTCGACAGTTTTTGGTGGTCGGATTCCTTCTCCGTATTTAATTTTGTGTCCTTGATTCGATAGAAATCTGCGGACATACGGTAGTAATCCCAAATATATCTTACCAGTAGCAGGACTGAATAAACGTATACGACCATCCCACATACGATTTCGCACCGACGGCATAAACTTTGCATTTGGAACCTCGAAGGTAAAAAACTCCGAAAGTTCTTTACCAACCGACGGCTCGCATTTAATCCGTAGATATACTTCATTAAATTTTTCAAGTTCTACTTCCATAAGGGCCCACAAAACCATCCAACAAGTGCTTTTCTAATACCTTTAGTTACTGGTAAAACTCTATGATAGCACTCTGAATGGAAAAATAATATATCTCCCGTATTTCCTTTAAATGTTTTAATCTCACTATACTGATTAGGACCACCCAATTCTAATTCAAACTCTCCACCCGAATATTCTTCAGGATCATTTAAGAACATTGACATACTAAATTTTCTAATGGTTCCTTCTATAGGTGGTCTAGCATCTACGTGCCAATTAAAAAAATGTCCTTCAGTATATACTGTATACTGCAAATGCTCTACTATTCTTATATCATACTTAAACACATCATTCAATGGCTTAAATAATTTACCAACCTGCTGACACATATCAGAATTAGTTATCCAACTCAATTTACAATTTCTTGAACCATAGACTGGCTTCCCTTTAGCTCCTACAATTTCTGCATCTACTAAGTTTAAAGATTCGCCTTCCTTTATAATAGCATCTACAAATTTAGTTGGGTCACCATAATCTTTTGGAGTTACATATACATATCTATCGCCTTGACTAATCTCCATGTAGAAATTTCTTCCACTCTATAGTATTACGAATAGTCCAATTGCGATTATTAATTTCTCTTAAAACTCGTTCAGTATAATCTACCATCTTTTCTATATAAGCTTCCTTCTGTCCTATTTCTTGATACTCTGGATCAGAGTCGATATAGATACCAACATCTGTCTTGAGTATTTTTAGATCAAAAGGTTTTGCTTGATATACTTCCGGAGCTGCTTTACCCGTATAATATTCCCACTTATTTCGATACAATACCTTTCTTTCATCTCTAACCTGCTTTAATTGCAAGCAAGATTTGGTATATATCTTTAAGTACTTATTGTGAACTTGAGGGGTTCTGATACTTTCTAAATCTAATTCAGTATCATCAATTTTCAAATCAACATCTGCCATATCTTGTAATTCATCAAATCTCATAATATTTTTCCAAAAAGAAAGGAGTTAGCCAGAGCCAACCACCCATCGTTAAATCAACTATATTTGCTTCTACAAAATTCTGCACACTCAAACTTGTAAGAAGATTAAATTTTATCGGGCTGTCTTAACTACTCCTTTCAATAATTATTTATACATTACTAAAGTCATAACATGAATATGTAAAGGTTACATCTGCGGTTAAATATGTAGTATCAGTATCTTGTGTTGTATAAATCAATCCACTTAATCCTGTAGGAAATGCATCATGTATATTACATCTCAAAACTGGATTATTTTTACTGCTAAGTATAGTAATAGTAATTTCACTATATAAATCCATTTCACCACCACGTTTCAAGTTATCAACTCTATCCTTAGCTTTAAATTGTGTGTGTGATTTTGGAAATCCAATATTTACCATCCATTCAAATATCTCTTGATAATTTTTTAATTCTTCATCTACCATAAACGTCATGGTAAAATCTTCAAAGGTCATCGTATCTCCAACTGTAGGTCTATCTATAAACGGAGTAGCCATTGCAGCTACACCTAATCCTACACCCGGCACATTTACCGATGTAGTAAAATATTCAGTTAATGGAAAAATTCCTAACGTAACCTTAAATTGGCTATTTTGAGCATAATCAAAAGCATCAGGTTGTCTCCGTAAAGAGTCAATAGTTGCCATTATTATGAATAGTAAGCAACTTTAACTAACAAAACTTCAGCATGAGCTGCAAAGATTTCGTCTAGTGGAGCTTTATCCAAGAATTCTGAGGCTCCACCTCCAATTGTAAATGTTCCTATTAATACATTCGCACTAGTTTCTAAAGATACAAGACGTTCAGTAGTTCCTGAATTATGTACCCGCACTAATGTAGCTGAACCAACATTTGATCCGTTAGTTGTCGAAACACCTGCTGCAGCTTCCGAACCTTTTAATTTAAGTTTCATTATTAATACTCCGTGAATATGTTTTAACTATTTATAATAACTTGAACACAAAAAAAGACCTCCCCGAAGGGAGGTCATCAAAATTACATCCTGTAATTATTATTATATTGAATGTAAATCTTACATAAGATTCACGACTTCAACTCGACGGTAGTAAGCGTTACTATCGTCAGATAACGATGTAAACGGGTTCACTACGATTCCGTAACGAGTCTTAAAGCCGATCTTCGGCTGGAAGGTCTGTTCCCCAACGGCACGAACCATCTGCAACGGAACGTATGGGCAATAGAAAATACCAGCATCATAAGGACTTGTGCCCTTATAACCAACAACATAAAACTTATTAGCTAACGTGTTGTTCGCATACGGATCAACATAAACTTTCATGCGGCCGTTAAGAACACCGGCGAATGTATTGCCTGTGTCATCAACTGTAAGGTTATCAGAAAGGTTAGAACCTGTATCCAATAGCCCAGCCATCGAAAGAGCAGAAGCAACATCAGAGGCGCAGATAATTACATTACCTTTACCACGTCGTGTGTCCTGTGCAATCGCATTAGCATCACGCTCGATCTGGAACATAAGACCTTTAAATTTCTCAACAGACCAACGACCGTTGGAATCTGTATCGAGATCAAACTTACCAGGATCAGCAACATTAGTTGAGGCACCTTTCTTAGCAGCCACGTAGATCGTTCGCACGACTTCGCGGTTAATTTCTGCAAGAATTTCTGTAGACAGAATGTTAGCAAGTTCTGTTTCAGCATCCAAACCATGAATGGCTTTAAGATCCTGAGCTAGTTCCATTGTGTACTCAGCTTTGAGCGCTCGTGACTTTGCAGTTACTGACGTTTTATCAATGCTGAATGCCATCTCTGCGAAAGCATTAGTAGAAGCATCACCGAGACGCTCTCCCCATGCTGTCGATCCACCAACACCTGTTGTATATGAAGATGTATCTTCAAGTACGTCAGTGCCAGCGTGAGCTGTTGCGGAACCGCCACCGGTTGTTACGCCAGCTGGCGGACTAGCTGTTGTATCCCAACCCCTACTAGAATGATCCGTGTCGGCCTCACCATGTAGAGCTTCGGTTCCAGCTTGTGTTGCATAATGCGACTTCAATGCAAAGATAAGACCTGTGGGGCCGGACATCGGCTGTACACCACAAATATCATATGCAATCAAGTTAGGCATCGCCCGACGGATTAGTGAAATTAGGATCGGATCCCAATTATCAACCGAACCACCGGTTGCGTTTGTAGGAGCTGCCTCTGTCAAGAACGCACGGTCCTCTGACATAGACTTCTCTTGGTTTTCCAGAATAACAGTTGTGACTGCCCGCTTATAAGCATCCTTAATCTCTGGGAGATCAGGATGATCTAATACTGGCGCCCACTTTTCCTGTAGCTGTTCTGCGTTGAACATTTTAGTATATCTCCTTCTTTTAATTTATAATATTAGTATTTATAAAAATAGTTATTTCTGCGCTCTTGATTCACCTTTAGAGATTGCAGACATATAAGCAGCCATCTGATTACTTAAATTACCTTGCTCTACATACGTTGGCGCTGCCTCAACTTCGTCTTCCTTTACAGTCCGAGCAAAATAGCTTGATTTGATTGTATCAAGTTTCTGACGATAATCGTCCGAATCTTCATACTCAACATTTTCTGCGAGTCCGACAAATTTTTCCACTTCTGTATCTGTTAGATCAGAAGCAACATCTACGAGAATTTCACCTTTCTCCAACTCAGCGACTTTACCTGACATCTTAATATTCTTTTCAATCTGCTCATTCAACTTAGCTTCCATTTCGTCAGCCTGTGTTGCAGCAGCATCAAGAATATCATATTTCTCGTCGGGCACAGTAATATTGTGCTCTTCAAAAAGTCCTTTGAGACCTGTGATAAAATTCTCAGTAATTTCTGTTTTGAGTTTATGCTCAATAGCGACTTCGTTCTGCTTCATCCACTCTTCCACAACATAACCGAGATAAGCGTCAACTTTCTCAGATGTTCCTTCTGTAGCTTTTGCAACTTCTTCCGTCATTTTCTCAGCATACTCAGTTTCGATCTTTTCAATTTCTAGACGAACCTTAGATTTAACAGCTGCTTCAAAAATAGTTGCAGCCTTCTCTTTAAATTCTTCGGAAAGATCCTCTCCCGCTATAAGGGCTTCAACATCTTCTTTCACCGAAATATTTTTGATCTTTTCTTCGATTTCTTTCTTAGCAATTTCTAGTTCTTCAAGCTCTTTGTCCTTATTGGCTTCATCAATTTCTGCATCCGTTTTAATGGCTGCATGAATTCTCTCAGAAACACCTTTAAGATCAGTTGCTTTCATTTTAGAAAGGCCTTCTAAAGCTTTTGTAAGATCCTCAAGCATTTTAGCTTTGGTCATTTTAGCTTCCTCTAATTGTTCCCCTTCTTGATCCGAATTACCTTGAGAAACCTCAGACTCATCAGAAGCCTCAACTGCTTCTTCAGTAGTTTCTTCAACTGCTTCGGTCTCATCAAGTTCTACGATTTCTTTTTCCATCGCAGCAGTTTCTACTGTAGTAAGTTCAGTATCAAGAAGTTCTTCCAATTCTTGGTTTAACTCCGTATTTTCAACTGTCATTTGGATAAACTCCTATAATATTCGTTTTTATTATTTATAATATTTATAATTTTGAAAGAAAATCTGCGAAAATTTTAGCTTGTTGATCAGCTCGATTACTACTTTTTCGATCTAATTCAGCCTTCCATTCGGCAATGTCAACTTCCTTAACTATACCATTGTCCCAAACCCACTCTTTTCCTTCCATAATACCTTCAACGAAAGCATTAGGTGCAGAAGGATCTGCAACGATATCGGCAGCTGTTGCTAAATAAAAATCTTTTTTAACAACTTGCGCACCGCCCTTAGGCTCTAAAGAACCCATTCCCCGAGATGAAACTCCAAGTCTGGCTCCTTCATCTATTAGATTTTTTACAATCTTACCATAAGGAGTATCCATAATTTTAGCTTCTCCAACGAAATTTTTTCCGTCAGGATAAAGATCCGTAATCATGTGTGATACTCTTTCAAGATTAACTGTAGGACCATCTGGATGACCTAACTCACCAAATGCCCTCTTTTTCTGAATAAACTCTTTATTGTATCTTCCGACTTCTTTTTCAAGAATAGCCATAGGATATACCCTACCATTACGATTTTTTACATCAGCTTGAAGAAAAGTACCTTTAATTTTATAACTTTTTTCCTTACCACCTGCTTCAGTAATATACTCAATATTCTCCATCGTTTCTGATATGAGTTTCATATTATTATTCTCCTTCTACTTCTGCAGGATCTCCTGTGATCCCAGTATCTTGTCCCGGATTAGGTTCAGGCGGTTGAAACATATTACCTGCCATAGTTAATTTATGAACGGACAATGCATCTTGTTTTTTCAATTGCATTACCTGATCAAAACTTTTTTGCGCAGCAACATTATCACCACCTGCTATTGCATCTATTACATCTTTCAAATCTGCATCCGAAGACGCTTGTGTTTCATTAGCCATATTGTTTTCTCTCCACTATTTATAAAAATGAGTCCTCGTCTTCTCCCCCATCTTTTTTTTCTTTTTCAATTTGGGCGTCAAGTTCTATAATTTCCCGTTCTGATTGTTGTAAAACATTTCTCCTAACCCATTCATGCGAGTAATATTTACCTATATAATCTCCAATCATATCTAATTTCTCAATTCGATCACCAAGAACTTCTTGATCCCGCAATTCAGAAAAATGATTATCCATTATCCAATCAAACATAACTGCTTCTTTCATCTCTTCCCAATCTTCAGGAGTAATAATACCTTTAAGAATTAATTGAACCCTAAGAACTTCTAGAAATATTGTTGAAAATTTCTTCCGAAGTTTCTGTATAAATTTTGTAAATTTAACTTCATCTCTAGTGATTTCTGTTGATCTTCCTAAACTAAAACCTTGTTCTGATTCCATTCTAGAAACAGGAACATTTAGTGAGCGATAAAGCTTACTCTGAAAATACTTAATATCTTCTAGCTCTCCAAGATTTTGTCCTCCAGGTAAAGTTGTGATCTCTGTACCTCTACCACCCTCTCTACGAGGTAACCAAAAATCTTCAAGCATGGACATCTTATTGCGATCATCCTTTACTTCGCCACTACTAGCATCGTAAACTAATTTATTACGATACCGATTCATAATATCTTTTAAGTATTGTTCTGCTTTAGCTTTTGGTAAATTACCAACATCAATGTAGAAAATTCTACGTTCTGGTGCCCGAGAAATACGATAGATAACTACCGCATCTTCAATCATTCTTAATTGATTAACGGGTTTAATTGCTTTGTGTAAATAAGAATAAACTTGATTACTAGTAGGTTCATATAAACCAGATGTGATATACACAATAGAATCCGCTTCTATTTGTAATCCCTGACCAGCAGTTTTGTGTCCAGAAAAACCGGCATAAATTCCTTCTTCGTTGTACAAAAAATACTCTTTAACCTTTTTAACTAGACTACCACCTGTCGAAGTACTTCCTTTTTGAATCTCCCTTACTTTTCTAATACTTTTAGGATCAATATAGCGTAACTCTACGACACCCTTTTTCGGATCATTCTCGTCAACCATCTTATGAAAATAAATTCTACCATCTATATACCATCTCTTGAAAATTTCATGCGCTCTCTGATTCCAATGCAACATTTTTAAAATGTGCAAAAATTCGGAATGAATCTTTTTCTTAATGGAATCAGAAAAGTTAAGATAGTCTAGTGATATAGAAACAGAAGGTTGATTTTCGGAGGATACAATTGCCTCATTGACAATATCCTCAATAGCTTGATCACATTCTGGGTGTTCAGCTGTCTGCCTATACTTCTTTACTAGATCAAAATCATTCTTCGGAACAGTTTCACCAGTACCTACATATGCACCGAAAAAACCAGAAGCTGCTCCAATATCTAAAGACCCGTCATCGGGCGAAGGAGCAACAAAGCTTTTCGCCTCGCTCTTCTTCGCCCGACCGATCGTAAAACCAAATAATTCTGCCATAGTATAACTATTTATATCAATTCAAAAATAACTTTTACTTATCGAAATATTACCTTTACGTTGAGGGTGCCGATAGTGTTCTGCCAGAAGCTCTTCCGGATCCCTTACCACCGATTGTCATATAATTGAATCGCAATGTAACTGCGAATTCTAACAATGCATCGTTAGCATCATATGCCAAATCAGGTCCTGCCACGTTTTGCGGCCAAACATCATAGAGATAATATGTTCTTAACACATTATCATTTCGATCCATCTGTTGTACTGATGCATTAGCATAATACATCGACGGTTTCTGACCTATCTGTGAACGATCTGTTACAATACCAATATCACCAAGATGATTCTGCCAAATTTCAAATCCGGCTCTCATTCTTTGGTCCCTGTCACTTCAAATTGCTACAGTCCAGGGATCATAAGTACGATCACCGGCTACAAAAATTTGACGACCTCGGTAAGGAATCATAACTTCACCTATATTCAAAGCAGGAACTGTTGTACCTTTACACATGAATACAAAGTCTTGGCCAAGGGCGACCGTAACGTCACTGGGAGCACCAGTTATAGTAACTTGAAACTGGTTACCTCTTGTGCCGCCTTCTCGTAATGCCCCAATAAACTCATTTAGGTTTGCCATTTTCTCTTATTCTCCTATCTTTATGAAATGATTTCACTAAACTCTACACCGGTTCTAGCTGCTACGAATGTTAGTGTGATAAAGTTAATTGAGCGAGCAGGTTTGATATAGATGTCAGCCCTAAACTCATTACTGTCAATTACTTGACCTGTATTATTTGTTTCGTCACAAACAACCAAGAAGTCAGTAATACCCCTGCGACCTTGAACATCTCGCAAAAAAGGCTCTACCATACCGATAAATTGTGCTCTTGTAAAGTCATCATTGAATTCAAACAATATTGACCGTGCGGCCGTCTTAACAACGGACTCAACAGTATTAAAAAGTCTGCGAACATTAATGCGACTAAAAGCACTATTAGAAGATAATGCTGTTTTATCTCCCCAAAGAACTGTACCTTCACCAGGAAAACTGGCTACAGGATTAATTCTATTTCGATATAAGGTATCTCTCTGTGATTGTGTTGGGTTAAATGCCAATCCAACAGAAGCACGAATCTGACCACGATTCAAGCCACCCGGGCTCCACCATGGATCGTTTTCGTTATCTGTTGCGGCGCAAGCACCAGCGACATCAGCGTTGAGTGGAACCCAACGAAATACATCATTGTACTTATCATACATCTTTTTATAACCACTATCAAATACTGCATAAGATGTACTAGGTAGATTCAAAAAGAAACTACGAACATTGTTCAACTGCGTGTTTGAATTTGTAACATTAACAACATCAGCTCTCTCTGGCGAAATAAAGACCATTAAATCTTTACGTTTTTCAGCGATATCTATTAAGTTTGTTGCGTGTGTTGCATCTCCAGGTCCACCAAAAATCAAACTAACGTCAATAGTATCATCATCCATTAATTCATAAGCACTTAATTTCTCACCATTTGTTGGTGCATAATCATCAGTACCACCCGCAAGTGATTCTGAACTACTGATGGAAACATCTGTGAATGTTGTTCCTCCGGCGGCATAACCCCAATTGGTTCCTGCGGGCAGGTGATCCATCCAATAAATGTATTCAGATGAACGATGCATAACATCAACATAATAGTTTACATCTCCTGAGTCTGTTCGTGCATCAGCGGCTTTAGATACAAATGCCCATTTCTCTAGAATTGTTCCAGCTGTTCCTGTTAATCCACCATCTTCATCTAATACGATGATATGCATTTGATCGCCAACTCCACTTCGATCTGATGCGAAAGTTGATGTTCCTGGAGCACCAGCAAATTCTTCATAATATCTCCAGCGTCGTGTGATATTAGAATCATCGGTCACGGCAGCTGCCAAACCTTTTGTTGAAAATACTCCAAACTGTTTGAATGTTACTAAGTTGGAACTGGTATCTACTGCTGTAACGATATACTCAACTCCTTCATGACCTGTAACTGGTACTAGTCCAACGGTGTCAGATGTAAAAGATATGATATCATTTACGTTGAGTGTATAACCAGATAAATCAGCGTCATCAACCGTAATAGATAAATCACCTTCTACGGCTGCAGCATCATTCACTAGGTTATTTGTACCCATGTGAAGTTCATAAGCTGTAGCACTTGGACATAATCCAACTGAAATATTATTTCCCCATGTGCCTGCGGATCGTGCGACCCACTCTCCAACTGCACCTGAACCATCGGCATATGTATTATACCAATAATCCGAATTTTTTACTAGAAGGCCTGTTCCTACTCCTGCTCCAACACCAGCAGTTGCATTAAGATGTCCACTATTAACACGAACAACTCTTAATACACTTGCATACTTCAAAAATGAAGCTGCTGAAAAGAACCATTCAAATGTACTGCCATTAGGCTTACCAAAAGTCTCAACTAATTGAGTTTCATTTGAAATAGTAACAATTTCTTCTACGGGACCTTTTTCTGCGACAATAGCCACACCCCCAATACTTGTAGATTCTCCTACTAGAATATTGGTAAGATCCTTTTCCTGTACTTGAACGCCCGGCGAAACGAGTGTTGCCATTTTATTTCTCTCCTATAAAAGTATAATCACGGGATATAATCACTATTTTCTTTATACAGTTATTTATAATTTTATCGATTTTAAGAAACTAAAGTCTTTTTTATAATAAATAGTTTTATGAAAAATGAATTTTATGAAAAATATAAACAGACCATATTAAAAAGTAAACAGAATGGTCGTGATAGTAGAAAGATTTGGTTGATAAATTCTTTCGATACTCTATTTTGTGGTGTATGTGGTGAAGCTGAAAATGTGTGCTTACGATACTATCCTAATCATAAAGAAATATATAATCTAAATCAAAAGTATGGATTACAAAGTGATAAGAGAACATATATTGATAGACTCATTAATAATAGCAAAGTCTTATGTGCTAATTGTGTTGAAAAAACAAAATATGATATTATAAACTACCAGTAGCTGGGCCCCATTTTAGTTGGTGTCCACAAATCTCCATCAACATCTACAAACGGTGCATCATCAGCCATAGAGATGCCATCATCTACAAAACCAAAAGGAGCCATATCTTCTTCAATCATTTTCTGTTGGCTTTGATATAGTCGTTTTCTGATATCATCATCTGTTAATTCTTTGAAATAATTTTGATTAGTAAGCCAAGCATATAATACTAAACACATTACTAAATCATCTGTAGCTCCATCTTCAGCTTCATAAGATGATCCTTTAGCTACAAAATTAGAAAGTTCTACGATAATATCAAAATCATTAATAATTAATTTATCACTTTCTATCATCTGTTTCAAATTAGAACATCCTATCTTCTTTACTGCTTTAGTTGTTCTTACTCCTAAATCAGTAGCCTTGTCACCAAATCCACTACCAACAACTTGACCTAATCGACCTCTCATTTGTGTCATTATAATATTTTCATATTCTAAATCGTAATGTAAAGCATCTGCAATCTGTCCACCAATATCATTTACTTCAACTAATACTTGTGCTAGATTATAGCTTGTAGCGACTCTGTGAACTAACTCAGGGAGGGCTAGCGGCTTTATTTCATTGTTTCTATACTTTGCTACTAGTCTATACGGAACCTCTCCTATATCTAATATAACGAACGCTGAGTAGTCGTGTGATCCCCCTCTAGCCACATCTACTGTTATACAATAGTTATGATGTTTTGTAGGACGTTCATATATATCTAACCCTGCATTAGATTCTATTGCATCTATTGTAGGAATAACTTGCAACTTTGTTGGACTAATTAAAGTATCAATTGATCCTAAAAATGAACACTCAAACTCCTGTAGAAACTGTTGTTCTGAAGTATTTTGTATAGTTTGTTCTTTCCAAGCCTCATCCCTACCTGGTACTTCAGTCCAATGTACTTCAATAGGCACAAATGTATTTTTTTCGTTTACTGCATCCTGCCACAATTTATAAAACATATTCATGCCGTGTGGGGTTGATACAATAATTACTTTAGAAGTTTGTCCTGCAGTAATCGTCGGATATACAGAACTAAAAAACTGTTCAGCAATGTTTGAAGGAACAAACGCAAACTCATCAAGAAAAATAAGATTATAACTTCCACCTCGGACAGCAGATGCCGAAGTCGAACTTGCAAGAATTTTAGATCCATTTTCCAGTTCAAGACTTCCCTTGTTCCAGTTGATAACCCCCTGTTGCATCCATTCAGGCAAATGTTCATATGCTAATTGAAATCTTCCTAGTAAATCTCTAGCCGTCTGTGCTTTGTTTGCAAGAATAGCTACACTAACAGTTTCATTGAATATTAAATAATGAACTAGATATGCCAATAAAATTGTAGACTTACCAGATTGACGGGGTAACTTACATATAGTAAAACGATTGTTATGAAATGTACCTATCATATCTCGTTGAAATGGATAGAGTCTAAAAGGAATCAAACCCTCATCAATACTAACAATCTTTACATAATTTTCTATGAAGTAACCAGGATTTTTAGAACACTTAATAAATTCAGCAACCTCAGCTTCTGAAAAAGAAAGTTCTTGTCCAGCGGCTTTTAAATTTGGATTGCCTTTATATACTGAACTAAATTGCTGTGCCATTTTGATCTTTCAATAACTTTTGAAGTTCTTTAGTCGATCCTATAAACAATGCATTCGTAACACTTTTTGGTCCATGATCAGGAACTTCTTTCAATTTTTTCATCTTTTCTTGCAGTTCAACTAACCGTTCTGTAACTTCTGAAACATTTTTAATTAATTGACCCGCAACTTCATATGCTCTAGGATGCTCTCCTTCCTTGGCAATATTTAATATACCATCAATTGCATCTTGACCACGCTCAATAAGATTATAGAAATTTTCCCGACTATACTTATAATCGGAATCCATATCCTCAGATTCTGTAGGTCGTGGTATAAGCGGTTTAGGATCTAAAATTTCTTCTTTAAGATTTCTAGTCGCTATACCTAAGATATTATTTACATTATTCTCTAAATTCATTGACCTTGTTCTGGGAATTGACCATCAGTCCATTCTGATAATGCTTCATTAAACCCAAAGTTATCATCATCAGGCGGAACAAGAGGTACTGTTTCTGCCGTATACTGACGTACTCTAGGTGGTGTCTTATCTTTCATATCAACATATTGATCTACTGTAACCTTCTGGATAGGTTCAGCTGTAGTAACAGGACCATACATATAAGTTTTAGCTGTAAAGCTTAATGTATATATAATAGCTCGTCGTGTCGAAAAATCTCCATCATATGTATCTTCATATGCAGTCGATGTTAAAACAATCGGCACATCTCTTATCTGATCCATTGTTGGAACTGTTTTAACAGTTACCGTATATTCTGGTTGAAAATAAGGAAGAATCTGTTCTACTATCTGAACACTATCATCAGAATTTTTAGCCATAATGAATAATTCAAAATTAACATTGTATGGAACAGGACTATACTGCGTTGACATTTGTTTTGTTTCTGTTCCTTTTACCTTTCTAATTTTAGATATCTTATTTAATTTTCTAGTACTATCATATTCTATACCGGAAAGTTCAAACCCTATTCTAGGTAATGTAATTGCTATTTTTTTATCAAGTGTAGCATCTTCTCTTAGTCGAGCTAAGAATTTTTGCTTTGGTCCGTAGGCCAAAGGAACTTTTAAGGACTGTAACTCTGCACCAGCAGAATCTGTTCTAACAATATGTATATCATTAAACAAAGTTCCAAAAGATACAATAGTCTTTCTTAAAACTTCATGGTAATACGTTCTACCAAACATTAATACGAGCCTCCTCCAGGATCACCAAATGGATTACTTTCAGTGAAATCTAAAACCTCATCTCCTGCTTTTTCCATAAACAAGTTATCAGCAGTTAGTGCTATAGTATCCACTCTATAGTCTTCACTAATTATATAATCACCATCTTCAGTTATCATTGCATCTCCATTCATCATTAACAATTGATAATCTAGAGCGTCCAGTGACATTGAATCTTCAATACCATCTATAGCTACTATACCTGTATCCAAATCTTCAGATGAATATTCAAAAGTTGAACAGGACAATTTATATACGGGCAAATTATCTACTTGATAAAATGGATCATCGTGATCTACAAAATCAATCTGAAACAGCTTTTTTATTCTAGGAAAATATATTAAATCTCCCTCATTTGGCCTAGATGATTCTATAAGATTAAGATCATCTCCAACTACAGTATCCCATCTACTTCTAGAAACTACAAAATTAGCCTCATCTCGTATTTCTAATCCAAATTTTGATATTAATTCTTTTTCTCCACCAAACCCTTCGTTGTTCTCCATATACATTTCAATTAAATATGCATCATTAAAGGATGATAAAGTATCTTCTCCCCATAAAGTATCCTCTGCCACTAATTTTCTAGGCAAATAATATACGTCATGACCAAAAACTTGTAACTGCTCTATGATTAAATTTTCATAAAGTGTTTGTTCACCAGAAGTTCCTTTACTAAAATATGCACTAGTGGTCATTTTTTATCCCACAGCAAAATCAACAGGCAACTCATATGTTAACCGAGCCTCTTCCTCTAACCTAATAAGTTCTTCTTGCGCCTGGGTGAACATCATCTCACCATTCATGGTCACACCACCCAACATAGTAACACCCTCAAATTTAATAAGATTCTGTCCCCATTGTTTTTTAACTAAAGCTGTAGCATATTTTTTTAAAAAGAAATCGTCGTATATATCAGTCCAAACAGCTGGATTTAATTTACGCCAACATTCTATTACCAAATATTCTCCAGCCGAAATATCAGTTCCCCAATCCATATCCACATACAATCTATCTTGATGCACATTGTGTCGGATTGGTTTTTCTCCTACTAGAATATGATCAAGAAAATCTAAATGTTGCATTGTCATTTCATACTGCATAACTGAAGATGAAGAAAAATCATACAAATCGTTTAGTCTTAATTGATATCGAACATCAAACATATTCATACCACCTCTATCACTAAACGGAAAAACCTGTAATACTGATAATACACTAGTTGGTAATGGAATATAATTATTACTCTCATCCCAAGCAGCGGTAACTGAACCAGCTACCTTATCTGTTACATTAGTTGTTGTATCAGCGGCTTCATCTGCTCTAGTTATATCAGCCTCTGTTATTTTATATTTGAGATACATTCGTTCTGTACCATCCATATGAAATTGAGCATAATACTGTAAAGCCTCATCTACTCGATCATCTAATTGTGTAGAATCAACATTAACCTCCACAACAGGCTTACCTAACCGTCGTAAGCACCATTCTCCAAATTCCGATTTTGTTGTTGGTATTGCCATAAATCTATCCTATTTAAGCTATTTATATTAATTCTCTATCCAAGATAATGTTGATTCATCTCAAGTCTTTAGCAATATTTATAAGAATTTTAAGCCAAAAAAAAGTGGAGACATCTCTGACTCCACTTAATTTCTTTTCTTATATTATATCAATCAAACATTCCCGAATGCATACTAAAGTGATGATAAGTATGCGGATTGGTATGAATATTCTGATAATTATACGGGCCCATGTCATATTGCCATGTACAATAACCAGCATTATCTTGGCCATCTACTCCACTTCGATAGAATTCTCCCATATCGGAAATCCATCCAAATACAGCCCACTCGTTATAGCCTGAATTAGATCCTTGCATCAATCTCTGTCCAGGTGGCTGAATAACTCTAGTAAAGTGATCCGGATATGCACCACGTTCTCTGTGTTGATCGGCAGTATTAAACTGTGAAATTGCAATCTCCCATCCTGAACCTTCATCTTGGTGTCCAGTTGAAGCACTTCCCCAACGGTTTCTACCTTGTGTCCAACAACCACCTTCTTCAGTAAACAACATAGGCGAATGTGGATCTTCATAACTTGCAATATTTCTATAATCAGGACAAGTCATGCTCATTGTGGTAACATCATAGACGTTTGAAACTCTATTGACACCTGAATGGTTACCACCAGAGTTCCACCAATAACTAGATGTTCCATCTCCACCGATTGCATTATACTGATTACCGCCAGCAGCATATGTCAGACCGGTATCCTTTTCTCTCAAGAAAAGAATGTGTGATTTTCCACCACCCATCCAAAAGTTGTCCCAACGACCATCGTTAGTATCAAATCTCAATCTGTTCGGAACACCCCATTCGTGATTACTAGTTATCATAATACGTCCAACACCTGTTCCATTAGTAAAGTCGCCCCACGACCATAGATAACCATCGCCATCTAGAACATAGCAACCATGGATTGCACCAGTATTGAGGTTTGAAAATGCCATAAACTTCTTAACACCACCATAGTTTTCCCAAGGAACAGGAATTTCCCTAGGATAATGAATGTACTTTTGCGTTTCGCCCTGACCAATTCCTAATTGTGAGGAACTATTCTGGCCCCATGCCCACATATTTCCATCTTCATCTAATGCATAACTCATAGATTCAGTACTACCACCTACTGCATAAACATCAACGATCCTCTTATATTTAAATCGACTTTGTGGAATTCGTAATGGATAGTAACGATTTGCCAAATGCATACCTACGGCAGTATAATCTTCAGCCCCGTGTCCTAACTGGCCGGCGGTGCCATGACCCCAAGTCCAAACAGATCCATCATCTCCCAATGCCATCTGATGAGTTGCGGACGTATTATAATAATCCCCCCCACTCATTGATACTTTAACTATTTTAGTTTCATTAAAGCATTTTGGAATTGTATTACCTGCACTATCGTAGTACATTTCATTTGTAGTTCTTACAGGAAACTGCCTATTAGTAGTATCATTTATTCCTAATTGTCCGTGTCCATTATAACCAGACATATAAACTTCGCCATTGTTAAACAAGAACATTGTATTATCGTCATTACCACAAATTTGTATACACTTCGGAGTTTTTCCATCAGGTGTAACTAGAGGTCCCCAATCTGATGGAGTGTTTGGTGTTCCATCTGGACCTGCGAGACCCTTTCTCCAAGATGATTGATCCGAAGATCGGTACCAATCTACAAAGGTAAATCCTGTATTTCTATGAAAACTGTGTCCATAGTTACCAGTAGCATCACCAACTCCAGATGCATAATTTGATCTACCATAACTAACTGCAGCACCATCGTGACAGAGAAAATGACTCCTCCCTGTAAAATAACTTTGGAAGTGATGAAACTCTCCATTATTAATGGCTTCACCTTTATGTTTTCCCCATCTATGGAGAAATCCTAAAGGCTGTTGATTAACCGTAGCAACCGGCCAATTTCGCTGATCTGCTGTACTTGATCCTTCAAAAACCTTTTCCCAAAATTCTGTATCTAACCAATAACAGTTTCTTGGAGTGTTCTTAATGCACATATACAGTTCGGAACCGACTCGGCACAATTCACCTTTTTGGTATGGCATCATTTGATTCCAACCACGAGCACTAGTTGACGCTGTAGTTACCTGTATCCAGTATTTTATATTATCTGGACGAAAACTTTTTAGAACCATCCTTGGGTGTTGCATTTCTTCTCGGGTGGTTGACATAACTGTAGCCATGTGTATTGTCCACTCCTCTGGAGTGTCCAAGATACAACGATAACCACAACCACGCCAAGAAACCATTTCTCTCTCTTTATAAGAGGTCTCACGTTCCCAAGGTCCTTTCCAAGTAGTCTTAATTTTTGAAATATCAAGATTCGACATATTCGACTTTACCTTTTAATTTATTTGTTTTTTTTTTAGAAGCCTAGTTCAGTTTCTTCAGCATCAATTGCTGTACGTGCCGCGGCAACTTTATCTGTGATTGTTGTGTTACTATTAATAACAGCCTCAATCAAATCAAAAGTACCATGTGCATTTGTAACAATATTCTTTCGGTGATCGCTTTGCTGAGCCATATACGATAGGGAAGCCTTAGCGGCTGCCGTATCTGCATGACCAGCTACATATTTTGTAATACCATATTTTGCATCTTGACTATCGTCAACCGTGACATTGGTTGCTTCATAGCTAAACCAATCTCGACCGCTGGCAAGTCCAAGATGAATAATGGAATCCAAAATTGTGTTATCTGCGAGTTCAGGATGGACAAAGCCATCGTCTATTGTTCCTACTAACTGGCTATATATCTTACGTGCCATCTGTTAATTCCTCTAATAAAATTTATTCTCTAACTACTATTTATAAAACTTATCTACCAATTCCTGGCTGAAACATCTGACCATTGGTCTCACCACCGGTGTTATCGTCAGAATAAGCAAATCTCTGGTGACCTGTAACTTGGCTATCAATCTGACTACTGTGTCCAGACCATCCCCAAACAAAATATCTACCGTCTTCTGTAACAGCAGAAACACCGTTTGGTCCATACCAACTAGCACCATTTGTCTGGCCATCCATACGGAAATCTACAATTTTAGATCCTGAAGGAATATAACAGTGATACATTTTCTGATCACCATCTTCTCCAGTCCAGTTAGTTGTACTTCCTGCAACTGGATTAGGCGTTGACCAGTGTGCTCCATACCCCTGATAATACAATTCACCTGTATCTGTTAGCCACATTGTCCAAGAGATATCACTATAAAGACCAACTTGCATAACTTTCTTCAAGTTCATCATTTTAGTAATTCTAACCGGTGTTGTATGCGCCGCTGTATCTCCAAAACCGTTTCGATAATGTGCGCCACCAGCGCCTGCATACCATGTTGTGCCGTCATCTAATCGAACATACGTTGAAGCATGTTCTGTTGTGCTATTATCATGACCACTAAAGGTCCAGAAGTCTACAATTTTACCATCTAGATTCGTTCCAACTGTTGGTGTATTAGACTCAGCTACCTGAAATCGTGTACCTGGTTCAGATCGTCTCCATCCATCATTATTACCGGTAGTATTGTTATTAAATGCCTGTCCGTGGCTATTATAACCAACGTGCCAGACATATCCATTGCCATCTAAAACCATCATCCATGCACGACCATAGTTTCCAGCAATCAGCCATTTCTTAACTCCACCATGACTTTTAAACGTATGATTATAATCTCGGGTTGCTCCTCCAGGAACTTCCCAAGCTACTTTAACTGGATACCAATGGTGGGTAGCATTACCCTGTCCCTGGTATCCCTCACCGTTATGACCCCAAGCATAGAAATCATCGTTCTGAGTTCGTGCTGCTGAAAATGCACCGGTATCATCTCCCCATGCAGCAATATCAACAACTCTCTTATCATCAAAATAAGATTGCGATATCATACGTGGTGCATTTTGTGTTTCATTGTTTCCTACTCCTAGAACACCATGAGAACCTCGGCCCCAACCCCAAACTTGACCTGAATCATCTAATGCCAAAATATGGTGATTAGATTGTTCTCTATAAGATGAACAAGAAATCTTAATGACTCGGACATGTTCCATACCAAGTACTCGATGTGGACCCATGGTGTTGCCTGTGCTGTGAGCATCGCCTGTACCTAACTGACCTTGTCCACCGTGTCCCCAACCCCAAACTGATCCATCATTAAACAAACAATGCACCCAATCATATCCACATTCTAACTGAACACATTTTGGATGCTCACCATCTGGAGTATTATTCCATTTTTGTCTTCCAGTTTCCCTTCTATGATCATGCGTTTGACGTTTAGTAGATCGCTGTTCATCACTCAACCACCATTCTTCATGTGTAAAACATAACTCTTGCAAGTAAGAAGGATGACGATTGTGTCCCCAGACCGCAGATGCTGAATAACCCGGAAGTCCATGATAAGCATTATTAGTACCCGGACCCATGGTCATTACTTTACCATTTTTAGTTACCATAACCCTGTTACGATATCGTCCATTAGATTGAATATCATTATGTGGGAACGGCCAATCAATTGGGCCTTCGTTATTTTGTGTTCCACACGCAACCTTACTTGAGTTACCATGTCCAGGAGCAATAACTTCCCAACACAAAGCTCCTAATCCTTTATCAGCCATATTGGATCGTCCAATCGGACCATCTCCAACATCTTCTGACCAACGGGCCGCACTAACATTCCTACGAGTTCCAGGCATATGTTTTTGTCGACCTTTATCCATAGTGACACCAGCAGTACCATCTAATGGATTTTCATATAATTCTACAGGAGCTGATGCAACGTGTGCAGCACCTGTAGTAGTTTGTCGTGTAAACGGATTCTTAACTCCCCGTATAAGTCCAGTTAGAGCTCCTGACGCAGCAGTTCTTCCTGTCCAAGATATAAATTCTTCATCAATTCTACATATTCCTTTAGTCGGCCATGAAGCCCCACCAGTTAGTAATAGTGTAGTTGCAACATTAGTTATTCCACTACTTAAAGTTTCAGATTTACTAGGAATAGTTAATGTGCCGGCTGTTTCTGTATGCAAATAACCATCAGTTGGTTGTTTTGCTTTATTATCAACAGTGGCCGCATACATACCGCCTTTCCACTCAACGATATCTCTCCAGTAATACTGTGTGGTAACAGACCAAGGTCCTTTCCAAGATATATCGTTACCAATTGAATCCCAATGTTGCCAGCCTCGACTAGATTCATTAATTGCTATTTTAGTTCCCATAGATGCATGAGCATGACAGTAGTAATACATCGTATCTGCTGAAGCATCATCAACAGTCCACTCAATATAGCGTGTACCGTGATTGGCCCATTTTTCGGCCGAGGTAAATGAATCTTCATATTCTGCAGCAGTTGCTTCTGTTCCACCAAGCCAATAAGTAATACCGGTTGTATAAGCAGCACCTGAGTTATGTGTTCCATCTGATGTTGTAGAAAAATGCAAAGGATGTGTGTTGTTTGAATAATGGTTTTGAACAAATTGATATGTAAATCCTCTAACAAGTCTTATTTGATCATTAAGATCGCCCCAAACATCAACTGCGGAGTTACGACCGGTGTTCACGCCAGGATAACCCTGTAAGCCACCGGCTAGTGTTGATAAGTCTTCCGAACCAGGACCTTGATGTTGTGGTTTATGACCATCTATAGTAAAAACATCTACAGTACCTGTTGTTCCTAAAGGATGATATGAACCAGCATCTTTTCCAACTTCTACAACCAAAATCCTTCTAATTCGACCTTTATAATCTTGGCTGTTTTCATCACTTAGGACTTCTAATGGTCCAGAGTTGTCCCCCGCAAATGGCATATCTCTATAGCCTGGGGCAAATCTATCATTAGACGCCACTGGTGTATAGAGATTCTTACATACCCACATACCATTGTGATATCTTACAACATCATCTTTTTCGTATGTTGTAGAAGCGGACCACGCTGCCCGGTAAGTTTGTTTTACTTTTCCTAAATCAATTATAGCCATCTGTTAATTCCTGTTTTTCTATATTTATTAGTTGTACACGCCTTCCATAATATATGGGGCGATGTTCCCTTCATGACCCTGGCTGCCGGCATGTTGACCACTACCGGAATTACCTCGTCCAGCCTTGAAGCATCTATTTCGATCTGTTTGCCACAATGTCATCATATGTGGATCGTTGCCCTGACAATGACCTACGCCGATAACATCTACAAAATGTCCTTGAGCCATAGGAGCAGCACGTACTGGTTGATGCCATCCATTGGCCTGTAAATCTAGTCCATGAGCACCATCTGAATTCTGACTAACGTTAACATCGCTTCTACCTGAACTCAAGCAACCATAATGTGCTCTACCATTAACCCAAGAGTGACCTTCATCTGTTACAAAAATTACTGATCCAGTATCGGCTCCGGCATCATTGCCCAGCAAGGACGCCACATTTTTGACATTGCGGAGATGACTTCTTGTCATTTCTCCAGCAATTGCCTTTTTGTGATCAAGAGTAGGCACAGCAATATATGACAAAACTGGAACAGATGAGTTCGTTGTTGATCCAGCATAATCACCAAAAATGTAACTATGATTTCTGCCACAAACCCATGTATATCCTAAGTCATCTCTAATCCACAGTTGTACATGATTTCCATTTCCAGTATACCAAATATTTGAAGCCTTTGTTGATCCTGTTACGTTTTGTGCATGACCAACCCAAGTTGCAGAACCTGGACCGAATAAGCATCTAGTAAACACGTTCAAGTCTGTTGTATTATTCATGGCATGCCAACCTTGAGCATTATAACCTGTTACCCAAATTTCACCGGTAGATGTTAAGATTGCTGTTGAAGAATAACTTGCTCCTGAACACTGTTGTACCTTTCTGATCTCGCCCCGAGTGCCATCAACCCAGGATCCTGCATTAATTTGCACCGGGGAACTTCTGTTGGTGACCGATCCATCTCCTAACTGACCTCTAGTATTCATTCCCCAAGCCCATAAGTCTCCGTCACTATCTACTGCATGGCAGTAAGCCTGCTCTTGACCAGCTACCCAAATACCTTCAACAGCTCGGGCAGTACCACCGAACCCTGGCCTAAAACTAGAAAGACCTGAATCAAGTACGTCATTATCTAAACGTCTAGGATAATTTATGATTAGTGTGTTGCCATGTCCTAACTGACCATATGAGTTCAGTCCCCAAGACCAAAGATATCCATCCTCGTCTATAGCGTAACAGCTATGACCCGCGGTCATATTTTGTCCACCACTAGCTGCAATTCTTACCATTCGTGTTCGATACAACGTGTGATAAACAGGAGGTCCTGCGAAACCGACACCACCGTCGTATCGTCGATAAACATTTGTATAAGAACTACCACATCTAGCCATGTAGGCTCTAGTAGTACTTGCAAAATCTCCAGTCTGGCCGTTGGATCCAAAGCCACCGTGATAAATTTCACCATTGTTAAACAACATCATCATATAGGTATCACCACACTCTAACTGAACACACTTAGGTGGCTCTCCGTCTGGTGTATTAAAGGGACTTGTGCCGCCTCTTCCACCAATCCAAAGTGACCCTGTTCCTCGACCTTCTCTATAATCATAGGATGTGGCCCAGTTTCCAGTAGCTACTGCTGATGCAGTGACCGACTTTGTTCCCTGTAATCCGCCATTACCATTAGCTTGTTTCCAAATTGTAAAATCGTCAGCGGTTGTTTTTGTCACTCGGATAAAATACCAATCTTCATCAAAGATTTCTCCACCAAAACCTGTCTGGAATCGTAAAGAGCCATCCCACCAAACTTCAAAGTTGAATCCGTAGTTCTCTCTATAATAAAGAGTCCAATAATAATCTTTCTGATAATACTGTTCAACTATTGTTTGACGACCTCGACCTTTACCACCATCTTTTAATTTAATATGAAAGTCAAAATGCCAATCTATACCAGTTGTTATCAAAGTCCATTTTGCATTTTCTTGAAGTCTTAAATAATCTCCATCTCCACCAAATTTAATACTTGAAGTTCCGAAGATGGCTTCATCTGTTGAGTGCTCAGGCGAACACCATCCTGAAGTTTTATTTGTTCCATCAGGATTTCTATTATAATCGTTATGATTATATATTCCGCCAACGTCTGGGTTGGATGTAGGATGTGGCATAACAGCATAACCATTTCCACTTGAATCTACAAAAGTTCTTGCACCATCAGTTTCACTTCCAGACTGAATCAACAGGTCTGTAAAAATATCATTTGTTGCAGCTGCAACAGGAACTGTAACAGTACCTGAAGATGCATTATTCATCATACGGAAATCTTCTATATATCCATCTAAGAAAGAATCCCATTCTTTATGATCTGTTGAACTAAACCAATCCAAAAAGTCATGACTTGTTTCGATAGCGGTAAAGATGGTGTGTTCAAAGGCATTAGCACTCTCTGTGTTTATACCCCAACGAGTTACTCCACCGGCGCCATTGATATATCCCTTGGCATGCCAGTTAGTACTTTGTTTGTTATCACCTAAAGCATAATACTTTGATGTATCTCCAACAATTCCTTTATTAGGAAGTTTGATACAATCTCTATAGTTGCCTGTAAAGGCAGATCCTGTTGTGGTAGCCACTTTAGTTACGGCGTTATCAAACTGACCTTTACCAGAATTTGCAGTTGTATTCCAAGTCTGAACGGCTCTAGAATCTGTATCATCAATATCATATTCTGATGTTACGAGTTGCCAATTAGAGTTTGCTGCATAAGGATAATCACTTTCTGTTGGTGCAGCAGGCAATGTTACTTCTGTTGTACAAATATAAGTTGCTGTGGATGTCTGATGAAACCCTTGAGCTATATCAGATTGAACTGCTGTTGCCGCGGCTAATGTTCCTCCACCTAATGTTATCACAACATCGGGAACTGCATTATATCCAACACCACCGGTAACTACATCAATTCTAGTTACGGCTCCACCTACTACGATTGCCGTAGCTGTTGCTTGTGTTGTTGCGCCACCAGATGTTACTCCACCAAGTGTTACTGTAGGGGCTGAAGTATATCCAGAACCTCCTGCTGTAACTGTAATAGACGTTACTACTGTTGGTGTGTCATCCATACCGGCTGTCCCAGCCCATGGTGATGCAGCTGCAAAGTTTGGTCCGGCCTTCAAACGTCCGGCTGTTGTTTCGATAAACATAGGCACTTCGATTTGAACAACATCATTAACTCTGTAAACTGTAGCGGCAGCATGAGAATACGCACCTTTCCAGTTAAACATTGATTGCCATGTATCCCAAGAACCTGAATTTGTATCTGGATTCTGTCCGGCAGTTGTATCTGTTGTACAAAGATGCCAATGTCCACCGTAATGAATGATATCATCTTTCAGATATGTTGCCGAAGCATCATACTCGTTTTTAATATTAAAACTAATGTTTCCTAATGTAGCCATATTTCTATACTCTGTTTCTTATTAAGTTGTGATGGTTAAGACCAAATGTCCGCTGCTATTAATTGAAGGTGTCTGCGCCTGACCGGCAGGAGTAAGATACCATTGTACTGAATTTTCAACATCAACTGTGGCTGAAGATCCATCTGAATCAGTTTTTGTATATGATAGTACATTATTACTATCAATACTGTATTCATATATTGATCCATTAATTTTTGAATCTGTATATCCTTTAGTTGCCAAGTGGGCATCTATCGTAGGTGTAACCCCAGTAGCCACTGAACTAAAAACAATCCCTCCAGTTCCGTTAGGAGTAACTGTAAGATCACCGTTGGTGTTTGTAGTTGTTATTGTATTACCGTTAAGATTAATGTTATCAACATCTAGATCGCCTGTAATATCTACTGCGGCGGTTACTGCAAATGTAGTTCCGTCGAATGTAAAATTGGCGTCATCTTCTAGTTCTCCAGATGCGCCGGCAATCACTACTCGATTATCTGTTAAGTCTGTAACTGAAGCACTAGCCAATGTTGCTTGTGTGCCTACAGTAACATTAGGAGTTACTAAAACATTCGTTGCTTTATTATATGTAAAATCTGAATCGTCCTCGATCTCTCCGGCTGTGCCAGCAATCACTACTCGTCCAGATGTTAAGTCTGAAACTTTTGCAGTGGCCATTACGGCTGATGTCGTTGCATCAATCGTGGCCCATGAAGCAGCGCCTGTAACAGAAATGTCTCCAGTAACC